AAATTAAATCTATAAGTGATTTAGGGCAATCAGTTACATTTGAAGATGAGGCTCAAAGTTATTTAGCTTCACTAGATGATACTGAAGTTTTTATGTCAATTCGCTCTTTATTAAATAAGTTTAGAATACCTACTATCGTTGAAAATACCAACTGGAATGAAACAAAATATTTCTAATATCTTCTACGATAAGGAAATAGCAGAATATACTATTAGTGATAGTGTAGATGATGAAGGGTATGTAACTAGTAGTGAAACCTCTACTGGGACAACCTTTAAAGGAAATATTAGTTTTGATAACTTAGAGCAAGTTAGAGAAAAGTATGGTATTGATGAGGATATAGATATTAGAATATCTACTCACGAAGATAAACCATTAGGAACGATAGTTGGGTATGATAATGTTCTTTACAAAATAGTTGGAAGGATACCTAGTGATAGTCATAATTTATTACTTGGAACTAAATGGTCACAGAAGTCTTAAACCTAGATGAAACAATAAAAAAGTTTGATAAAATGGGCAAGGTTGATGTTAAGCCTTATATTCAAGAGGCAACCCAGAAGGTTCAAAGGACAGCTAAAAAGAAGTGTCGTAAAGATACTGGGCATTTGGCAAGGAATATTTATAGAAAGACTGAAAGAATTGGAAATACTGTTATTGGGTCAGTTTATAACCCTGTGGAGTATGCTCCTTATATAGAGTTTGGGGTTGCAGATAGTGTTACTATCCGACCTGTAAAAGCGAAGGCGTTACATTGGAAGGATAAGAAGACTAAAGAGGATATTTTTGCTAAGAAGGTTGTAATACCTCCTAGAAAAGCTCAACCTTTTATGAAACCTGCTTTAGATTATCACAAGGAGGAAATAAAGAAAGGGCTTGAAGACTATATAGGTAAAGAATTATTAAAGGCAATAAAATGATAGTTTTATAAAAACAAAATGATGTACGAACCGAAAAAAGATGTATATACAATTTTAAGTGGAATAGAAGGTGTAACTGTATATCAGGAACGCCCAGAGATTATTAAGACATTGCCTTGTATAACTTTTAATATTGGTAGTAATGTACCTGAATATGTTTTAGAAAGGGAAATAGGACTACAAAATATTGAAGTTGTAATAGATATTTGGGCAGAAACGAGTAAACAAAGTGGTTCGTTGTTAGCTACTTTGCAGGATACCATGTTAGAGAACGATTATCGTTTAACCTTTAATATGGATTTACCTGAAGATGATTTACATCATATAACAACGAGATTTAATTTAATTAGATAAGAATATGGCAGAGAGAAGTATAGGAACAACTCTTATAAAGAAAATGTCAGGCTCTGAAACAGAGGACCTAGTAATTGGTTCTTTAACTAGTATTGGTAGAATTGGTGTAGAAAATGAAGAGATTGATGTTACTACGCTAGACAGTGCAGATGGCTATAAAAAGTTTATAGCTGGCTTTAAAGACGCTGGTGAATTACCACTTGCTGGTATAATTGAAGATGAAGCCGATATTGTAGCAATGAAAGGACTTGCCGATAGCCAGTCAACTGAAAGTTGGGAAATTAACTTCCCTTCTGGAAGCAAATGGGCTTTCGATGGCTTTATGAAATTGTTTGAGGAAGCAGAAAATACTCCTGACGGAGTAAGAAACTTTAATGCCACAATCAGGATATCAGGTAAACCTGTATATACTGGTGGTAGTGCAAGTGCATAAGAATTAGGGCAGTTAAGCCCTGCCCTGTTCTTTTTAATTTAATTTAAGATATATAAGAATGGAATTAAAGTATACGCCTAAAATAATAAATGAAATTGAGGTTGCTAACGGAAATAAATCTTTTACAGTTCTTTTAGGAGATGTTAGGTTAAAAATGCTAGCAATGTGGATTAAGAAAGGTATGGGATTAAAAACCGACGAGGAAGCATTTGATAAAATGACAGAGTACCTTAAAGAACACTCTATTGAAGATTTACTAATAGAAATCTACGAAGCTCTACAAGCTAGTGGGTTCTTAGATAGGAGTAAAAATATTAGAGAATTAGTTAATGGAGCTAAAGAAGATTTAGAAGAAGGAAAAAAAGTCAATATCCCGCAAACCCTATAAGATTTGGTAAAATGTGGGAGGAAGGTGAAAAATTAGCAATAACAGTAGGAGTTTTAGACTTAGACAAATACTGGGAAATGCAACCTATAAAGTTTGAGAAATATATAGAAGCGTATATTGAGAGAAAGGAAAGAGAAGCACAAGAGATTGATGTTGCGAATTACAATTTAGGTAAATATATAGCGTATGCTGTAAATGACCCTAAGAAATATCCTAAGAAACCGTTCTTATATAAGGAAGAGGTCAAAGGTCAAATGACCCCTGAAGAAATGGAAAAAATGGCGAAGGAAAATACAGCTAAATTAGGTGGAGATATTGAATGACAAAAGCAGAAATAGCACAATTAGAGGTTATAATTGGGGCTAATGCTGACCAATTAAGGAAAGAACTCGCTAGTGCCACAAAAGAATTAAACTCGCTAGGAAAAACGAGTAATTCAATGGTTAAAAAGAAGCTAGTTCCTTCTTTAATTGCTGGACAGATAGGTGCTAATTTACTTACTAAAGCTATAAGTGGAACTGTAAGAGGAATTACAGGACTTGCTAAACAGATTATTACTCAAGGTGGTGCGTTTGCTCGTATCAGTATTGCTACTGAAACAGTTGCCAAAAACCTAGGTATAACAGCAGAGGAGGTTGATAATCTTAGAATATCTTTAGCAGAAGCTAATACATATGGTACTGCAGCAGAAAAGGTTATCCGTTCATTAGCGATGACTGGATTATTTCAAATGGCAGAAGGTTTAGAAGCTGTTGACGCTAGGAGTGGAGATGTTCAAACTGGTGTTAGTGCTTTAGTTTTAACTATGAAGGACTTAGCAGCCTCAGCTGGGGTAGATAGCGTTGAAGGTATTGAAATGTTAACAAGATTTATTCAGGGTAACACAGAAGCTGTGCAGAGAGGTATTTTACAGATAGGAAACTTGGGAACAGAGTATAGACAATATGCTCAGGAGTTAGGTAAAACCAGAACAGAATTAACAGCACAAGAGGAAGCTCAAGCTAGAATGAATATTATAATGAGAGAGGGTGCTAAGGCGTTTGGTGCTTATGCACAGACTTATACAAGCTCAGGGAAAATGATATCTTCTATAAGTGAGGCTTGGTTAAGTGCTATTCAGATTTTAGGTGGTTATTTAGAACCTATATTTGCAGCGGCTTCATCTGCAGTTTTGACATTTGTTAATAATGTAAGGGTTTTCTTAATTGAAAACGAAGACACATTTAGACAATGGGCTGTTAATGTAGCTTCTTATGTAGTTGCTGTTATAAGAGTTTTGGGAGGATTACTGAGTAAGATACCGTTTTTAGGTGATTATATGGGAAACTTAGCAGAGTTTGAGTTCCCTAAACTAGCTATAAATGCAGACAATACGGCAAAGAGTTTCAATAATGTTGCTGGTAGTATGGATAATACTTCCAAGAGTGCTAAGGCTCTTAAAAAAGAACTTTCGGGACTAGCTGGTTTTGATGTTATGAATGTTCTTAAACCCCCTGAAGGTGAGGTTGGGGCGTTGGGGCTAGATACAGGTGGATTAGAGGTTGGTATAGGGGGTTTGACTTCTGGCTTTTCTGATTTAGAAGGTTTTGCAGAAGAGGTTATGGAGAACGTTAATAAAATACAAAAAGACGTAGAAGAGACTTTTAATGATTTAACAAATATTGTCAAGGTAGCTAGTATTCTATTAGGAATTGTACTTGCTATTAAAACAGCAGTTGCTATTGCTGGAATTATTAGTAGTATTAAATCTTTTGTTGAATTTTTGTTACCGATTTTAGGAAAGATTTTAACTTTTGTAGGCTCAATAATAGCTACTGGGTCAATAGGACCAATATTAATTGGTTTATTAATTGCAGCACTTATTGGAGGAGCTATACTTGTTATTAAAAATTGGGATGAAGTAAAAGCGTGGTTTGAGGACTTCTTTTATAATTTAGGTATTTGGTGGAATGAAGGAGTTGCAGGTTTGAAATTGGTAACTGAAAATATAATAAATTGGATAAAAGACAGATGGGAAGATTTTGGTAATTGGTGGAATGAGGGTATAGAAGGTTGGAAATTAATTTTTAGAAAATTTGGTGATAGTGTTAAAAATACTTGGAATAATGTTACGGGTTGGATAGGAGATAAATGGAATAATACGGTCAGTTATCTTAGTAGTAAAATTGAAAGATTAAAAAACATCTTTACTGGTCTATGGGATAGAATAAAATCGGGTGCTTCTCAAGCTTGGGAAGGTGTTAAAAGACCGTTTAGTAATTTAGCTACTTTTTTTAGAAATATTTTTAGTAATGCTTGGAGTAAGGTTAAAGACGTCTTTAGTAGAGGTGGAACTGTATTTAGAGGTATAAAAGACGGAATTGCCAATACTTTTAAAGGTGTTGTTAATAGTTTAATTAGAGGAATAAATAATGTTGTTTCAATACCATTTTGGACTATAAATAGAGCATTGAGTATAATTAGAAATGCTAGTATATTAGGATTAAGACCGTTTAAGTGGTTACCTTCAGTTTATGTCCCTAGAATACCTTATCTCGCTGAAGGAGGTGTTATAGAAAATCCTACTGTTGCTATGTTAGGAGAAAGTGGTAAAGAGGCAGTAGTGCCGTTAGAAAGAAATACCGAATGGATAGATGAACTTGCTAAGGCTATTGGAGATAAGGGTGGAAATATGAATTTAACTATTAAACTTGGTGAAAAAGATATTTACAAAGGTTTTATTGATTATGCAAATGAAAGGGCGTTAGCTGGCAATTCTAAATTATTAAGGATTTAATATGGCAATTAGTACTTTATTAAAAATTGATGGTGTTACAGTCCCTAATGTAAAAGGGTATAAGGTAGTTTGGTCAAAACTATGGACTAATGCAGGAAGGACTATGGCTGGAGATTTGAAAGCAGATTTTATTGGTATTTTTCCTTCTATTGAGGTTAATTTTATCTCTATGGGGGCTACTGATTTGAAAAATGTAATTAGTATGTTAAATAAGTCCTTTTTTACTCTTACTTGGTATGACCCTAAAGCACAAGCAGTTCAGTCAGCACAGTATTATGCTGGGGATTTTGATACGCCATTATTTATGCAGGACAAAGAGCTTTATAAAGAATTTAGTGTAACTTTAGTGCCTGTAAAGAAGTATAGTTAATGTATTAGATAGAAAATATGATAGCAGTATCAAGTGATTTTAAAGAGGCTGTAAAAAATCCAATAAGAAAACTATATGCTAAGTTTAATGATAGCACAGACCCTATTACTTCCGATGATGATATTAGAAATATAAAGTATTCTGTTTTTGGAGATATAGGAAAGGCTATAATGCGTCAAGCAGAGGTTTCTTATTATGGTTCGCATGCTTACA